ATCCAGGCTCGAAGCCGCCGCTTCGACCTTACCGTCGAGCTCGGTGATATCCGCGGTGTTGGTGGCCACCTGCTGGGCCAGGCCGTTGGCCGTCTCGATCGACTGTCCGATGTCGGCCCAGTAGGACGCGTTCGGCGGCGAGGCGTTGAGCGGCACCGCCTGCTTTGCCTGATACAGCCGGTTGCCGACCCGCACGATATCGTTCTTCGCGTAGGTCTTCGTCGGGTCGTAGGCCAGCACATCGGACAGATTATCGATCTGGCCCTGCAGGCCACTGATATCGACCTGCATCTGATCGATCTGGCCATTCAGGCCACTGATATCGACCTGCATCTGATCGATGTCGGCGAAGAACTGCTCGCCCAGTGCGGACTCGACGTACTCCTTGGTGATCAGTCCGTTGTACTCGCTCGCATCCGTCGAGCTGATACCGTCGACCCAGGCCGACCAGGGGCCGACGTTGCCGGTCCGGTCGATCAGCCGCCCGCGGAAGGCCAGGCGAGCGCCGGCCGCCAGCGAGGTCAGCGTGTGGGTGTCGGTCGGGTACGCGAACAAGCCCAGGGCAGTTGCGTTCTGTTCGCTGCCGCCCGGGGTAACCGACTGTTGGATCTCGGTGTAGGCGGTGTCCGCCGCGCCACTGGCCGGGAATCCCCACTCCAGACCGATCTTCCACGGTCCGCTGGTGGTACGCAGGAACGCCAGCGCCGGCGGCGCACCGGTCTTGCCGCTGAGCTGGGTCAGGATCGAACTCTTCCAGACCGACGTGATGTCGAAGGCCGACACCGCACGCACTCGCGCCAGATATCCACCAGCGTAGATGCCGGTCACATCGACGCTGGTGGTGCCGGCACGCGGCAGGCGGATCCAGTTGCCGCTGTCCTTCTTCCATTCCACGTCGTAGGCGACGGCGCCCTCCACTGCCGGCCAGGTGATAGTCATGGTGCTCACCGCCAGCCCCTGGTCGATTGTCCAGCGCGACGAGAGCGTGACGCTGGCCGGTGGCTGCACGGTGGTGACCGGGATGATGCTGATCGGGCGCTCCTCCAGCCGTGCGCCGGTATCGATGTGGTCGAACTTGCTCGGCTCGTACTGCAGGCCGTTGATGGTCCACTGGCCGTTGTCGTCACGCTTGGTGCTCATCACCCGATAGAGCTGGACAGCCAGGTCATCGGCGTCGAGCGCCCAGCACAGTTCCGGCTCCGGCGCCTCCGAGTAGGCCGCGGTGACGGTGACGGCCTTGCCGTTGACCGACTGCACCGTCCGGCCCTCGGCGCGCCCGCTCGGCAGGTTGATGATCAGGCGATCACCGGCCTTGGCTTGAGTGACGCGATCGAGCGTTACCACGCGGCCAGCAACAGCCGAGATCCGGCCGCCAATCTCGCGGCCGGCCAGCAGAGAGTCAGCCACCGGGATGATGTAGCCCGGCAGCGGAATCCGGCCTTCCATACCGGTGGCGAAGGTGATGGTGCGGTCCTGCACGCTGGTCAGCACCGCCCACTTTCCGCGCCGCTGCGCCTCGCTCTCTCGCGTACAGCCGATGGCAGACAGCTCAACCGGGTTGTCGCCATAGCGACGCAGCAACGGCGCGTCGGAATAGCCCGTCACGTCGGTGTCGTAGTTGTTCGCCGGGTTGTCGTAGCTGACCAGGGCGCGGCTATATCTGGTGCGAGCCGAGGCGGCGCCGTAGGTCATCTTCCCGTCAATCACATTCGCCCGGGTGAACACGTAGTCGAAGTCGGCAGTGCGCGGCATGTCGGCCTGCGACACAAGCTGGCCCTGCGCCCAATAGCTCATCCCCCGATAGATCGCCGCGATATCCCGCAGCAGCGTCCATGCCTGGGAGCGCGACTGCAGGTTCAGATCGCACAGAAAGCGCGGCTCCTGGCCGCCCTTCCCGTCTGGCACCAATTGGTCGCAATACTGGGCGATCTTGTAGAGCTCCCACTTGTCCACCATCCAGGGCTTGATCCGCTTGCCCAGGCCGAAGCGCGCGTTGGTGCTGATGTCGTAGGTGATCCACGCGGGATTGTTGGTCCAGGCGCTCTTGAAACTGCCATCCCAGACGCCGGTGTACGTGCGCAGCTCCGGGTCGTAGGTGGTCGGCACTTGGACCTTGCGGGCCTTGCACTCGACGGTGACGGCCGGAATGTTGCTGAACTGCTCTGCGCTGAACTCGATGTAGAGCAGAGCTGTGTTTGGGTAGCGCAGCTTCGCGTCGATCACCTCAGTCAGACCGGCGATCAGCATGGTGTCGGCGATCAAGCTGCTGTTCTGGTTCGGCGTGAGCCGGCGCACGCGTACCTGCCAGCCAGTGGTCGCCGCCGGCAGGTCGATGCGCTGGCTCCGCTCATAGCGGCTGGTGGTCTTGCCGTCGACAGCATCCAGCAACACCTGCTGGTAGGCGCCGCCGTCGGTGCTGACGTCTACGGCATACTCGATCCGGTAGCCGTTCACGTCCCCACTGCTCTCCTGCTTCTGCAGGGCCGGCCAGGCGAAGCGCAGGCGCACGGCGGACAACTGGGTGTTGGTCACCGAACGCACCCACGGGGTGTCGCTGCGCAGCTCCACGTTCACCGTGGTCTCGTTCTCCACCGAGGGGATTCCGGGGATGTAGTCCTGATCGACACTGCCGCTGCGCCATTCCCACTTCACGTTGGGGAAGTTGACGTTGCCGCTGGCGTCCATCAGCGGGGTGTTGTCCAGGTAGATGTCCTGGTCGCTCGGCCCCTCGGCGAACTCGCCCTCGCCCACCGCCAGCAGAAGCTTGGCGGTGGCCACCGACTGCAGGCTGTCGCGCGCGATCGACGGTTGCTTGGGCTTGCTGCTGCCGCCCTTGCGGCCAGTGAGGTGCTGCTGAACATCGGCGCCCATGCTTTCCTCCGGGCATAAAAAAGCCCGCAACAGGGCGGGCTGGAAGGTTGTACAGCGTGGATGAAATGCCAGTGGCAACCGCCCTACCGGGGTAGTAGCGTCGTGCCTTCATGCAAAGGTTTCCCGACCCTGAGCGTGCCGGCCCAGGGATCGGGAGGCGCCAATGTCGGCGCGGTTAAAGACCTAGGAGGTCAAGATGAGCGAAAAGCCCGTTGTGTCACCCTTCCAACTGAGCGTTATGGCCGCACTATCGGTGGTTGGCTCAATTCTTGGGTCAACGAACAAAGGGGCCATCGACAAGGTGGTTGAGCATATCGAGACCATCAAATCCAAAATGCCAGCAGATGCTTCCCTCCGCGACGGATCTTCTGAGCACCACCTGGCTCTTGATGCCTTGATTTCAGGGCTGAGGGCTGCCAGCAAGATGGATCAGATCTAAAGGATCGGCTCAAGCCCAAGAGCCGCCTCCATCCTCGAAAGCCGACGCTCGAGCAGGTCGGCTTTTCTTTCCAACTCGTCTGTAAGCTCTTTCGGCAGACACAGGCCAGTGACATCAACCGGCGAGATCGTTGCCTCCGAGACAAGCCTTTCGAACTCTGCACTACCAGGCTGCGGAAGCTCTACGACCACATCCAGCTTATCGAGTTTCATCACACTCTCCCGCGGCATAGCCGCTCATGGTTGGTTGTTACACCTTGTCCTCGGCGTAAATCGAAGCCGAGATAATCGCCCCTCCCCACCGGCGCTTCCCATAGCAGAGCGGCACAGGGTTACCGCTGGCGGTGGTGTTCTTCGCACTGCCAAAGGCGTAGCTGGGCAGGTTCTCCGGGGCGGCTGACTGGCTCAGGCCCTTGGCTTGGGGGCTGAGCATCTGGACTACCCCGCCAAGGGCCAGGGAAACGCCAGTAGCCCCGACAACCCCCCACGCACCTCCAGCGGCAAGCCCTCCAATCCCACTAGTGGCAATTGTTGCAGCGGCGATCATTGCCACTCCGATGATGGTCTGCATCAGGCCGGCGCGCTTGCTGCCAGAAATGATCGGCACTATCCGCACTTCACGGGTACCACCAGTGGAGAAGTCACCTTCGCCGACATTCCTTCGATTGCGGAAAATGGCGAACCGCATGCCCAGCCCCTGCAGGCGAAGGATCGCTTCCTTGAAGCCTGGCAAGGTGTTGCGCAGCGCACTAAATGCTTCCTGGACGCTACCGGTATCGAGCTGGCGGCGATGCTCACGACCAAACTGACAGATAAGTGGGCCTGACAGCTTGATGATCGTCATTGGTCGATTATCCAAGGCACTTGCGGCCATGTTTCCTCCAGACACAAAAAGCCGCCCTAAGGCGGCTTGGATTACAGGCAGCTTCTCGCTGCCTCAACTCGACTGCTTTTCCTCCAATCCATGATACCTGACTGGAAGTACACACTGACCCTGGAACCGTTTGAGACCGGAACCACATCGGCAAACTCGGTTTGCCCTTGAGAAACAACTGTGCGCCCACCACCTGGCGCCGGCTGCAACATCACGTCATAGCGCACGCCGGCCAAGGACTGGTTCTGCCAGGCGAACAGGATGCACTCCGCAGTTTGTTCAGGAGCCTTATTGGTAGTGAACGACTGAAAAGGCACTCCCTCCCGCAATTCGCTCATCGAAGAACAGGCAGCCAATACCACCAGTGCGGACAAGCCAATCAGCTTCTTCATGGTTCCCTCCTATCAGATCGCGGGAGGGTAGCACAGCCTATGCCATTGCCTGACCGTGGCGCAGCACCAACCGCGCCCGCTCAGCCCAGTTCCCGCCGTAGACGATGATCTCGCTTGGCTTGCCGTAGAGGTGGTGCAGCAGGAATGGCCCGGCGCCGAAGACCTTGCTGTCCTCCCCGGGCAGAGCCGCGTCGGTACCGAGGTAGATGCCGGCGTGGTTCGGGTGCTGCGTGCGCCCGACCTCGAAGACGATCATGTCGCCGCGCCGCGGCTGGTCGACCGGGCAGAACCCGGCCGCCTGGAAGTGCTGCTCATACAGGCTCGGCCCATCGGCCTGCTCCCACCAGCCGTCCTCGCGCGCGAAGCGCTCGAACTCCAGGCCCCACTCGCGCTGGTACCAGTCGGCGCAGACCTGCCAGCAGTCCCAGGCGCCATGAACGAACGGCCTTCCCAGCAGCGGGATGTTGCTCTGCGGCGCGATGGTCCGCAGGTCGCCCTCCGGCCAACTGAGGATGTGCCAGGGCAGGCCCGACGCCTCGCACATGGCGAGGTCGTGCGGTGACGGCCTGCTGGTGGCGTCCGGATGGCTGTGCACGATGGCCACCACCTCGCCCAGGTCTTCCGCCGCAGCGTAGTCCTCCGGGTGCAGGCGGAACTCTTCCCGCGGCTGGCTGGCCGTATTTCGGCAACGGACGTACTGCTGCCGCCGGCCGGCGCCAACCACCAAGCCACAGGCCTCGCGCGGGTACTCCTCGGCCGCATGCGCCTGAATGGCGCTCAGGATCTGCTTACGCATGGTCAGCTCCGGGCAATCAGGGACACGGCCGGGAAACCGCCGAAGGGCAACTGATTGCCCTGCCCCCAACGCTTATTGCAGGACCGATAGAGGCCGGCACACTGGTCCTTCGCAGGGTCGTCGGTCGGGTTGTCGTCGATGTCGAAATAAGGGCCGGTGTAGCCGCAGTCGGGGCCGCGATAGCCGCCGGTCATGCACCAGTGGCAGAGCGTGGTCATCTGCCGCCCGACCGCTTCGTTGCCAACATCGCCAGGGCTGGCCAGTTCCCACTCGACCACCTGGTTGTCCTCGCCGGTCTTCTGGTCGATGTACCAGATGCTGATCGACTCTTGAGTGGGGTCCGCATCCGGGTTGCCGCCGGGGAAGTTCTCCGCGTCCAGGAACTCAGCCAGCGTCTCGCGGATAGTCAGCTGGAAGTTGGCCAAGTCATCGAAGGCCAGGCAAAGCGCCGTCAGGCGCCCGCTGACGTTCCCCGCTGAGAACTTCGGGCGAACCGCGGTGCCGTCCCCGTTCGCCTCGATGCCGCTGATCTGTACTGGCCAGGCTGCGTACTCCTGACCCTGCCACCAGATCGACTTCGCGGGCAACTGATCCGCGTTGGCGCCGGCGGCGGCCAGCTCCTGCGGGGTGTGCGGAATGGCATGGCCGTGGAAGCGCAGCACGTCAGCGCCGAACTCGCTGCCGTCCAGCTCGAACAGCATGATCTCGGAGCCTGGCTCCAGCTTCTGGATCTGCAGAATGAGGTTCATGGGTGAAACGCCTGATCGAAGGTGAGCGACAGAACTTCAATCGAACCGGGGCGACGCTGCTTGCGGTAGGCCTTGCACGTGTAAAGGCCCAGCTCACCGCCGGGCGGAGTCCAGAGGAACGACCGATAGCCCTTGTGCCGACGGATGAAGTCGAGGATCGGACCCACCTCATCCGGAAGTCCGCCGAAGGTCAGCGACCAACTCTGGCTTTCACCGTTGAGTCCGTCTCCCGACTCCTGGGCATACCCATCGCCGAACTGCGACGTGCGAGTGCGCAAGGTGCCGTCGACATCAGCCCCGTCATCGGGCACCCAGGTAAATGTCTCGATTGCCATCAGCCCCTCCCGGCCGCGTTGCGGTAGCTGACGCCGCCAGGGCGCCACGAATCAGCGACGGCGCGCTCTGCCGCCGCCTTCATCTGCAGTTGCATGTTCTGCTGCAGCGCCTCCTGGTCCAGCTCCATACCTTCCGAACTGCGGTCTTCAACAGTGACCGCGACAGGCGCATTCACCTGCAGAGCGGTACCACCGCCGCCACCCACCAAGCGAACGCCCAGCGAGCCATCAGCGCCGCGAGCCAGCGGCAGGATCGCCTCCGGCCCAGCCTCGCCCATGATTCCTGTGCGCCCGCCCGCCATGCCGAACGCGGTCGGCCGGCTGACGATGGAGTTGGTGAAGGCCGCGCCGTTGGCGAAGAACTGCACGCCATTGGCCCAGGCGCCGCCGTGTGCCTGGGCGGCGGCCCAGTTCGCGTAAGCGTTGCCGGTGTAGCCGGAAGCCGAGGCGCCGGCCGTGACAGAGCTCCCCATCCATCCGCTGAAAGCCGAGACACCCGCGCCCAGCACACCACTGAGAAGCCCCGTCGCCGCCTGCTGACTGGCAATCCGCGCCATGTCGTTGATCACGCTACTGGCGAAGTCGCGGAACTTGAATTTTCCGGTGGTGGCGAAGTCGGCCAGGGCGTTGCTAGCGGTGTTGAAGCCAGTGGTGAGCATGTCATCGGTGGCCGATGCGACGTCCGCCGCATCGGCCTGGATGTTCTGCCACGCCCGGCGTGCGCCGTTGCGGTAGTCCCGCTGAGCATCGAGCCGCGCGTCATAACCGTCGACCTCCATCTGCAGCTCGCGCGCCTGGAAGTCCGCCAGATCCGCCAGCCGCTGCTCGTAGGCCGCCGGGCCAAGGCGCCGGCTGGCGTCCTCCTGCTGCGCCTCCAGCTCGCGCCGAAGGTCGGCGTACTTCTTCCGCACGGCGTCTAGCCGCTGCGCCTGGTCGCGCTCATCGTCCCCGAGGCCGATGCCGGCCACGTCAGAGTTGATCGCATCCTGGCGCGCCTGCAGCACCACCTCCATCGCCTTTCGATAGGCATCGGCGCTGTTGCGCCGCTGCTCCGCCAGCTTCTGTTCCTGCTGGATGCGCTTCTGGATCGAGCCGTCGGCATAGGCCTCGTTCAGGTTCTTGATGCCGAGCTCCATCTCGGCGCTGGTGATCTTGCCGGCGGCCTGCGCCTTGCGCAGTTTCTCCACTCCCTCGGCCAGATCCTCCAGGCGCTTCTTCTCCGGTAGGGCCTTGTCGATCAGCGCATCCAGCGCCTTGACCTCATCCTGCAGCGACTTCGTGCGCGCTTTGCCGCTCGCCGTCGCCGCCTGGTTGGCTTTCTTCTGCGCCTCGATCGCGTTCGCAGCCGAGAGAATCGCTTGACGGTCGGTATCGGTGAGGTCGGTGTTGTTGGCAATGAACCGATTCGCCGCCTTGATCGCGTCGTTGCTGTCCTGCAGGCCGCCCAGTTGCTTCTGCAGCGTCTCCAGGTAGGTCTGCCCGGCACTGCTCATTCCGGTTTTCGCGGCGCTATTGGCGTTGGTCGATGCGGTATTTTCGTCCAGCGCACCTGTCAGTGTGCGCACCCGCTCGATAACAGCTGATAGCACGTCGTCAGCCTTGCTGACAGCGCTCGACTGCCTCAGCCATCCATTGACGGTTTCTTGCGGAATGTTGAGCTTCTGGCCGACATCGCGAAGTATCTCTGTTAGATCTGCACCGCTATCACGGGCCTCGTTCAGACGCTCAATGACGGACTGATACTCAGCAAGCTGCTGGTTATAGCGGCCGCTTGAATCCCGCGCAGGCGCCGTTACGGTGGCGGAACGGATGGACTGAGCCAACTCGCCGTAGGCTTGATTGACCTGCTCAGTGGCAGTGAGCTCCTTGTCCTTCCAATCAAGCAAAGCACCTTCACGCTGGGCCCGGTTTAGCTTCACAAACTCTTCGCGGAGTTGCGCAACCGGCTTCGCCATTTCCTCCAGGGTAACGCTCGCCTGGCCCGCATTGTCTCGAAGCAGCAGGAAGCTGGCCGCCGCAGTGCCGGCAAGCAGGGCCAGCCCCATCGGGCCGCCCAGCACGGCCAGCAGGCCAGTGGAGGCAGTGCGCAGGCCAGCCTGAGCCGCGGCCACGGATGCCGTTGCAGCTGCCTCCCGCTGCCTCGCCTGAGCGAGCTGGATCGACATTTCGGTCTGGACGGCAGTACCGCGGGCGGCAATCGCCTCGCGCTCCGCCAACAAGGTCGCCGTCTGGGCTTTCCGCTGCTCAGCAATGGCTGCCTGAAGAATGGCGTCTGCCTGAGCAATCCGCGCATTCCGCTCAGTGAGCGCTCCAGCTGCGGACTTGAGCGTGGCGGCAGTGGCAACCGCTGCGCGCGCCGAGTAGAGGGTCAGCGCGCCGACAAGCGCGCCACCAACCAACCCGGCGAGCCATTCAACGTTATTCGCAACAACGCCCAGAGCACTGGCCAGCAGGTCTAGCGCTCCAGTTCCTTCCTCGATTCCGGCGGCAAAGGTGGTGATGGAGTTCTGGATGTTGACCAGAGCATCTTGCACGCTCACCGACATGTCGGCGGCAGCCTTGCGGTTGACCTCCACAGTACGCAGCAAGCCGGTGTTGATGTCGTCCAGCGACAGCTTGCCCTGTACGCCCAGCTTGCGGATCTCCTCCGCGCTCTTGCCGGTCGCGCTGGCGATCGCATCGACGATGGTCGGCATCGCGTCCTGAATCGATACCCAACCATCAGCCTCGACCTTGCCGGTTTGCAGGGCCTTCGAGTAGGCGCCAAGCGCCGAGCTGGCCTTGTCGGCCGACGCGGCGTTGGTTACCAACAGGAAGCTAAAGCTATCAGTGATGTCGAGGGTCTGCTGCGTGTCGAAGCCCAGCGAGCGCATAACTGCTGCCGTACGGATGTACAGCTCCTGAGCCTCGGCCAGTGGCCTATACGTCTCTTGAGCAGTTTGCAGCAGATGCTGTTGTACCTGGTTGTACGTCTCGGTGCTGCCCGCAGCCATCTCCAAGCGATCAGCCATTTGGCCGTAGGCGTCAACCTGCTGAATGATGCTCCCAATCAGGCCAGCCCCTGCCAGCGCTGCAAATGCCCCTCTCATCAGCTCACCAGCTTTGGAGGCGGAGTCGCTCACATTGTTGAAAGCTGAGTCGACGGTAGCCAGGCTACTGTCGATACTTGAGGTCACAGTGGTGACGACCTGATCGGCGCTCGTCAGCTCGCGCCGCAGTTGAGCCGTAGTGGCCTCGATCTGGATCAGCATCCCCTGGACTTCTTGATCGGACATCGTTTTCTCCGGGCATGAAAAAGCCCGCAAAGCGGGCTCTACAGTAAAAAAGGTAATAGACGCTTAGCTATTCCCGCAGAAGGCTATTACCGGGCCAGCCTCACCACTAAAACTACTTGTATTGAACGCTGCCGTAATCGAAGAACCCGTAAATGTTTCCACCCGCGCAACGTACCTGGCGCTAGAGTTCAACCGTTCAAGATATGTAGGGCCAACAAACGGGTAGAAAGAACTCTTTCCGTCAGTAGATGCGTCCCACCGATTTGGCTCATGCTGCATGTCATCAATCCTAGAATCAATATCATGCACTCGGCCAATGTAACGATTCCAGCTAATGTACACTTCAAGATTGCCATCAGAGCAGCGCACATGTAACTCCGCAGGGACGGCAAGACCATCAGAGACAGGCTCTGAGTTCAATACTGCCGAAACTCTATCAGCATCTGTAATAGGGTCTTTTTCGTGAAACCTCGCCCACTTTCCGTATGGCTCTTCTATCTGTTCAGAGTTTTTCTCATCACACCCAGATACCCCTACCACAATAGCGCCAAGAACAGCCAAACTTATAAATCCCTTCATATTCACTCCACCTCTACAGTGAAGGGAATGTATCACTCAGACAGCCCGATATCCCAGTGCCACCACTCGTTTAGTCGGCACACGACTACTCCCCGCGCCCCCGCAGAAACGCCTTCAGCCTGTCGGCCACGGTGGCCTTCCGCTGTGGCGAGGGGGCCCTCTTGGGTGACGAAGCGTTACCTGGGTTCATCCAGTCCAGCCGCGCATCCAGCGCCAGCAGGATCTGCGGAATCGGCGTGCGCCAGGCTGTATCAGGCGGCCAGCCAAGCCAGCCGGTGGCCACGCCGAACAGGTAGTCGACGTAGCTGCCATTCCTCACGGCGCTGTGCTGGCCGCCTCGAGCTTTCCCCGTTCGGCGATGCTCGGCGGCACCGGGTTCAGAAGGCCGGCGATGTAGTCGGTGAGCTGCGCGGAGACTTTGACCACGCCAGTCTCGAAAACCTGCGTGGCGAGGGTCGTGTGCTCCTCCGGCTTCAGGCCGGCGGCAGCGATCACCACGTCAGCGCAGGCGCCAATGCTCAGCAGGCGCATGGACTCCATCGCCGGGCGCAGGCCACCAAAGCGCGATTCGATCTTCAACGCAGCCTCCAGGGTCGGCTGCAGCGTGTAGGTACGGGCACCAATCACCAGCGTGACGGTGCCGTGCAGGGCTTCACTCATGGCGTTCCTTTCACGGGTCGTTTAAACGACGAAGCCCGCGCGAGGCGGGCTTTCGTTCGTCGGGGCCAGATCAGATCGCAACCGGGATCTCGAGGATCTCGGTGTTGATGCCCAGGGTCACATTGCGGCGAACCACGTTGTCGGCGCTGCCAGCAGCCACGGTGTTGTTCATCACCTTCGCACCGAAGTAGAAGGTGGTGGGCGGCACCGCCGGCACCGGAGGCTCAGCCGTCGGGTCTCCCGGCAGGCCGTCGTTCAGGGTGATGCGGATGTTGTAGTTGCCCTTCGAGCGGTCGGCATGGGCGTTCTTGAGCGCCAACTGGCCGGCGTCACCGTTGTCCAGACCGACAGTCAGCGTCATGTCGCCAGCATCGGCAGTGCCCTTGTACTTGCGCACGCGGCCGTTGCTCAGCGCGGTGAAGTTCACGTTGCTGAAGGTGTCGCCGAACTCGCCAAGGTCCTCGACTTCGCCGACTTCGACGTACACATCTGCCTCGTACTCGGTCTTGGTGGCCGATGGCTTCTTGGTGCCGATCGAGATTCGGCAGCCAGCGGCGGTGTTGAGATTGTCTGCCATGGGTTCCTCCAGTGGCTCAGGTTGATACAGCTCAGGAAGTGGTGATGACGCGTACCGTAGCGGAGCCCATGTAGGTCCGACCGTCCGGTTCGCGGTTGGTGTCCGACGCGATAACCCTGACCGACACCGCGCGCCCTTCGTCGACAGAGAGGTGACGCTCGTCCAGCGCCACATCGATCTCATTGAGGATGCGCCGAACCTCAGCCTGTCCCTGGTGGTCGCTCCAGACACTGAGATAGATCAGCCGCTGCTTGCGCTTGCGGCCAGCAATCGGGCTGGTGTTCTGCGCGACTTCGCGGTCGATGGTCACGTACGGGTACAGGGTGTCATCCGGCACCGCGTCGAATACCGGGACGGTGAGCTCGGCGCTCAGTCGCTGGTAGATTGCGCGCTGCAGGGCAAAGCCTGGATCAGCCATTGAGCGCCCCCTTCGCCGCACGCGCCAGGGTGCTATCGATGGCGCCGCGGATGATGATCCGGATGTCGTCGCGGTTCATGTCGATGCTCGGCCTCAGCCATGGATGCGCCGGCCGTGCCGGAATATCCGGGTAGTAGCCGAAGAAGTTCTCGCCATCCGACTTGTTCTTGGTCGCACGACGCCCGAGACGATTGCGGCCGGAGAACTGGCTGCGATCCCTGTTGACGGTGTGCTCACCGCCCACCGCGCCAGCATCCCGCCGCCGGTAGACCGTACCGCTGTAACCCTTGGTGCCGTACTCCACAAACTTCAGGTAGTAGAAGCGCCGGTTGTCGCGCTTGCCGATGATGCCAATCCGGGCATCCAGGCCGTTCCGACTGATCCGCACCTGAAGCGCGGCGGCGGCCTCGCCGGTGTCCCGAGGGATCATGTTCTGCTGCGTGGCCAACACTAGGTCGGCAGCCTGCGCCATTCCCCTGGGTAGGTCGCTGCGGTCAAGCGCCGCGATCCGTCGCAGCACGCCGCGCAGCTTGAAGTCGCCCTTTATGCGAGAGCGCCTGGCCATGGTTCACCCCTTGCGGCGCGGCCGCTTCCTGGTCTTTGGGGCGGGCAGCACAGCGGCGGTGGAGTAGTCCTTGCCGTCGTCGAATACCAGACCACGCGCCATCAGCGGGTTGAGGATTTCAGCGGGGTGGTGGCTTATATCATCACCCTTGTTTGCGGTTACGGCGCCGCTCAGTTGCGCTGTTGCTCGAAGTACCATTTTGCTTACCTCGGTGTAGGGGTAACGTTGGAGCACAGCAGCCTGAGCATGCTGTTCTCGTTATCGGGAAGGACCGCGTTTATCGCGTAGGTGATGCCGCCGTGGAACAGCCGGCGCCCAACGATAAGATCGCCATGCGGGCGCGCTCGGATTTCAGCACTGATGACCGGTTGCAACTGATTTGCAACGGTCGACACCCGACCAGTCGGCAGAGTGATCTCAACCCACACCTTGCGCAGGAAGACCCACTGCTCGGAATAGCCACCCCCGCCGTCAGGAACTCGCTGCAGTTCGAGCAGATCCGCTCGATGTCGAAGGGGGCCCGCTCTCATCAGAATCGCTTCCTGTACCAGAGAATGCGCTCGACACCGAGCGGCACCGAAGTGGCGATGGTGCCCAGCGCGACCGCCTCACGATTGGCGTACCAGTGCGCGACAAGCAGATACACTGCCTGCCACACGTCCGGCGTCAGGCCGATCTCATCCGGAGCAGCGGGCTCGCCTTCGACCAGCCGGCAGTCACAGTGCTGCTCGACATGGGAAAGCGCCGCGGCGACATATCCCTTTACGAGCTCGTCCTCCTCGTCCGTCTCGACCCTGGCCTGAAGCTTCACCTTCGCCAGGATGGATGGATCGGCATCCCAGTCGATCTCCATCACTTGGCCCCTTTCGGCGCCACCGGCTTGGTCTCTTTCGGCTTGACCTGTTCCCCGACCTCAGCAGCCAGCCCCTTGCCGATCAGGACGTGTGCATACTCATCGTCGACTTCCTCGAACACCTGGCCCGCGCGAACCTGGGCCGACTCCGCCCCGAGTTTCTTCGCATCTCCTACGAAACCCCAAAGTGCCTTGATCTTCATGTTGCCTCCTGGAAACGAAGAGGCCGGCATTGCGGCCGGCCTCATCAGGGGTTACGCCGCAAAGCGGCCTTTCACCAGCGCCTCGCGCCGACGCACACCCAGGCCGAGACGCTCCTCAACCAGCAGCGCCCGTTCGTTCCGGATGAACTGATCGTTGATCAGGCCCATCTTGAACAGGAACGACATGCGATCGAAGAGGATCGAGGAGCGGGCGAAGTTGGCGATCAGGAACTCGCCGCCGGTGGCCGGATCTTCACCGTTCGCCGGAGCGCCTTCGTCCATGCTGTCCGAGGTGATCACCGGGCGGCCCCAGAGCACCGGGGTGACAAGACCCTGCAGGTTGGCGAACAGGTAGCGGTTTTCGCCATCCTTCTGCAGCTCGATGTTCATCCAGTCCAGCTCGGTCATCACCACGCCGTCGGCAGACAGCTTCGACTGCTTGCGGACCTGGTAGATGCCGCGGCGCACGATGTCGATGGAGGTGTCGCCAGCCTTGTTCAGGGCGGTGTCGTAGGTGGTCGCCTGGGTCATCAGGCCGTTCAGGTTCTCGCCGGTGCCGTCACCCTTGAGGATCTGCGCTTCTTCCTCCAGCTTGAGGTCGTAGCGCAGCAGCTCCTGGATGTAGCCGAACAGTTGCGGAACGTCGTCCAGGGCCTCGTCAGTGACCGGCATCCACACGGCCAGCTTCTTGACGCGGTCGGTCACCGACTCGAAGGTCACGTTGCTGGTGGGCTTCAGCGCACCTTCGGCTACCGGCCCCGCGCCACGGGTGTGCAGCAGCTCTCGGTAGTAGGTGTAGCTCTGGCCACTGACCGGAATGCTGGTCAGCAGGTCGCGGATGCGCAGTTCCTGGCGGATGCCGGGCTGGATGGTCGGGTCGTAGTTCGGCACAACGATGCCGGCACTGGTGACCTTGGTTTCCTTCATCGACGCCAGGTCCGACTTGGTGACCTCGATGTCGGCGGCATTCGCGCTCTTCTGTTGCAGCGCCTTGTAGCCGTCGTGCGACTTCACCATATCGATGAAGCTCTTGCCTTCGCCGGGGCCGCCGCGCAGCTTCACGCCCTTCTGCTCCAGATCCTGCACCTGGTCGATGACCTTCTGCAGTTCGTCCTTCTGGGTCTGAATTTCCTTCTTCAGCTCAGTGGCAACCTGGTTGCCCTTCTCGACCTCGGTGATGGCCAGGTCGTACTTCTTCTGGAGCCCGTCGAAACCGTTCTTCAGTTGCAGCTCCAGAGAGTCCTTCAGTTCTTTCACTTCGCTCATGGCGATACTCCAAAATGGGTGGTGAACAGGGTTGAAATGTCTTTCAGCTCTTCCACGATCGCCGTGGCCTCGCTACCGCCGTCACGGCGGAGCGCGGGGTAGCCGAGCGAAGCGACTGCTGCCGCTTCCTTCTGCGAGAGCCCCATGCGTTCGCGCAGGGCGTTCTCGAAAAGCCGGATGTCCGACTTGACGCTGAGTACCTCGGCCTCAGGGTTCATGCCGAACGGAACGAACGACGCCTCCCAGAGTTCGGCGGCCTTGATGACTCGGACCTGCCGACCGGCGCGCTGCTCGAAGTTGGCCTCGATGGTGTTGAACCCGATGGACATGCTGTCGAGGCTGCCGTCCTTCATCAGCTCGTAGGCGTCGCGTGCGTAGCTGACTGCCAGGTTCACTCGACCCTTGAGGAACAGCCCCCGGTCGTCCTGGGTGAACTCCGACGTTCCGACCAGTCGGGTCAGATCGTGGTACAGCGCCAGCTTCAACCGGCCGTTGCGAGCGGTCTTCACCTTGGTGAAGGCGCCCTTGAGGATCACGTCATCACCGAGATCGACGTTGTCGAACACCGCGGCGTAGCCCTCGAAGTTGCCCGCCTCATCAGCGGCCTTCACCTCGAAGGGGCAATCAAGTTTGCTCAGCATTGGTCTGCATCTCCCACCGGGAGACCCGGTCGTATTCAGGGCCATCAAGTGGCGGAAGGTTTTCTTTGCGGCGAACTTCGTTGATGGTCATCCAGCCGGAACCACCGGAGCCACCAAGAGCCGCAGCGAACAGAGTGGCGCGACCGGCGCTGTCAGCGCGCTGCAGACCTTCGAGCACGAACTCGACGAAGCGGCCCGAGTCACCATAAAGCTTGTCGTTGAGTTCGTCCTCAACTGCATCGGCGTATGGTTTGAGGCCGAAGGTCGTGAAGCCAGTCAACTGCTGTTCGAGGTTGGAACCCATGATCGAGGTCTTGCCGGCGCGGTTGGCCAGCCAGAGCGGCACGCCGTAGATGCCGGCAAGTGCTTCCTCTTGGAACTGCTGGGACTCGATGAACTGAGCATCCTTCTGGCTGATGCCGGCAGGCACGATGGTCGGGCCACCCTGCAGGATGGCCATCTTGCCGATGTCGTCGGCGTCCGCCTTACGGACGTCCGGAAACCTGGCCATGACCTGAGTCTGCTGCTTGTCGGTCAGGAACTCCTTGTAGATGACATAGCCACCCGTGAAGCCGCCTTTACGCATGAAGCGCGCAGACCATTGCTGGCCCGCCTTGGCCAGACCCATGGTCTCCGCCTGGTACTCGATAGGCGACAAGCCGACGATGCCGTCCATGCTGAATATCTTGAAATGCAGCATGTTCTCCGGAGAAACCGGGAATGGTTTCCCATCCTTGGGCTGCACCCAGTAGAGAAGGTCCTCGTCGGTGTCGATGGTCACCTGGTCGATACCGAGCGGAATCCAACCGATCGGCTCGCCGTGGCGGTTGCGCTCGATCAGTGCAAAGGCGTTACCACGCAGCGCCATGTTCACGACCACGAACTTCAGGAAGTTCAGCCTCGTCATGAATGGGTTGGGCTTTCGGAGGAGCTTCTGCGCTCGATCCTTTCGCGACACCAGCAGCCGCTCGCCGTCCACATCCTCGTAGAGCTTCAAGGGGAGGCCGGATAGGGACTCCGACAGGATCTTCACGCACGACCAGACCATACTGATCGACAGCGCGGTCTTGGTGGTCACTCGCACGCCGGCCTTGGTGCTCTTGCCGCCGACCTCAAGGTCCACCTCGACGTAATCACCCGTGGCTGGGTCGGTGTAGCCGAACATCCGCCACGTGCGAGGGTTGTACCAGCGAAATGTCATGGTCAGCCTATGAGTCCAAAGAATCCGTTGTTGAGGTAGTCATCCATGCCGCCGCGCGCCTCCGGATTGAGGGACAGCAGCGATACCGCGTTGAACGTCGACATCAACGGGTCGATCTTCGCGGTGCCGGACGCCTGCTTAGTGATCAGGAAAGCGTTGGCGGAAGGCACGCCCTTGGCGTTGCCGCAGGCCCAGGCCATAAGCGGCTGACCGCAGTGCATCAACACACCCTCGGCCAGCTTCCTTTCCGTGGTCTTGATGGCCCCGGTCAGCTTCCATCCCTGAGAGATGCCGACCGTCTGCTCCTCGGTGATCCCCGCCTCCAGTAGCGCATCGAGCACGGCGCCAATGCCGGCCGGGTCGAGCCCGACCTTGTCGAGCAGGCCGGCCTCGTTGACCCGAGCGACGTACGCCGCCAGTTCCTCAACGTCATCGCCGATTTTCTCAACCAGGGTCAGATCACCAGCTCCCGCGAGGTCATGGAGCCGGGGAGCCTCGGACTTCCGGCGCTCCAGCACCGAGGGGTGCGCCCAGGCATGCGCCCAGTGAAACCACCGGCGCCCACCTCGCTCGCGGCCCAACAGCGTCAGCGCCAGCAGGTCGTCTAGGCCGCCACCGTCGACGCCGCCAACAATCACCTCGCAGCGCTCAATCAGGGCATCCAGCGAAAGGCCTGGAAGTGCCTGCGGTTCCCAGAATGCGGCGCCGACCCAGGCATCGGACAGCAGCGCCAAGCCGACCTCAATATTCAGGTGCTTGGCGAGGAATCCACGAACTTCCGCCTCGCTGTCCAGTTCGGCCTGCATAAACAGGCGCTCGAGGGTAGGCCTATCCACCGAGTAGCCCATGTTCGGGTTGACCAGGTGGAAGTTCTCTGGCCGGCGCGCCTCTCCGCTCTCGATCATCTCCTTCGGGAACTCGTAGATGATCGGCAGAAACCGGTTGTCTTCGATGCGCCCGTCACGCACGCCACGGGCATAGGTCAGCTTCGACTTGAACACGCCAGCCGGTGGCTCGTTCGATTGGGTCGTCAGCCAGATGATGAAACCTTCGGGTCGAGACAGCAGACCGCCAGTGGCTTCCCGAATAATGTCCGGCGCCTTCGGGTTCTTTCCGAACAGCCAGGCCTCATCAATCAGCACGCCGACGGCTTTCTTGCCACCGACCACATCGCTGTCAGCGGCCACTACCTTCAGGGTGGCGCCCGTCTGATTGTGGGTAATCAGCCGCAGGTGCGGTTGAACATGAAGCAGATCCGACAACTCTTCGTCATGGTTGACCATGTCCTTCGCCGGATTGAAGGAGTTATCAGCAATCTCCTTGGTCGGCGCGAGGATGATGAACTCGGCGGAGAGGCGCCAATTCCGAATCAGCGCCGTCAGCATGATCGCGGCAGCGATGGTCGACTTCGAGTTCTTCTTCGGGATGCAGAGGAAGTACTCGGTGATCAGGCGCTGGCCGGTCTCATTGTTGTAACTGCCGAAGATGGCGCCGGCGAAGTCGAGCACCCAAGGGGCGCATGCGGCCTCGATAGTCGGGGAGCCGGCGGCGTCAACGATCTTCAATTCCCGGAAGACGCTGACTCCCTCTTCGGCTTCCTTAGGAAACAGCGGCGGCGGAATGATGGATTCACCAGCACTCAAGCGCCGCCACCAGTCAGGGCAGGCAGTAGTCCAGAGCATGGGTTACACCTTGACGACGGATAGTGGAGGTTTGCCCTGGCCGAACTTGCCTTTGCCGGCCTGCTTCGCGGCCTCGGCCTTCTGCTCCTTCTTGCCCATCTCACCCTTCTTGCCGTGGAAGAAGTCGACAGCCTTCTGGGCGGCGCTGCGGCGGTCGAAGACCTTCGCTCGCGGCTCATTCATCAGATTGACCAGCCAGACCAGCGGGTCCTCCGTAAACGGCAGGCAGTCCAGGTACTCGCCATCAGGTTCCTGCTCATCGCCGAGCGGCGCTTCATGGTCTTTGCCCGGCTTCGGCGAAGGCTCCTTGGCTTTAACATCTCGCCGCCCCTTTAACATCTTCAGGGCGGCGATGATTTCGGGGTGCTTGGCAAGTCGAGCGCCAGCGGCCGCAGAGCTGGAAGGCGCGTAGCCAGCGGCTTCGGCGGCAGCTTTGTTGGATGCTCCTCGGGCCTTCGCGTCAACAAACCGTCGTTGTTTGTCTGTTAACGCCATTAACAAAATTCCTAGAGATCGGAAAAAAAGTGCGAATGCGGGCGGGGGCGGTCTAGCTTCAGGCGAAACCCTATTAATCCATGCCCCCCTACCCTGACAGGCATTTCCAGGCCTTTCCGGATGCGAGCACTCGGACGTAATCGCGGCTGATCCCGTAGTCGGAAGCAATTCGCCTCGGTGACTCACCCTCACGACGCCGGCGCCTGATCTCAAGCACCTGTACATCGCTGAGCTTCCGGTGCCTGGCGCGCATACCTGGCCCCAGTGTTCCGTGGCGAATGGCGTCGGCCGCGTTCTCTCTCCGACTACCCCATGCAAGATTGGCGGGGCAATTATTCAAAGAGTCGCCATCCAGATGGCGCGCTTCCATGCCTTCACAACTGGGCCCTCCAGCGAAAGCCAGCAAGACCAATCGATGCACATCCAGCCTGTGTCGCTCTCGCCTTCCGCAAACCATCACGCCGACGGTGACCCGTCGATACCCCTTATGGATCTGCGTCGCCAGGACTCTAGGCACGCCAGAACGAACAGACACAACCTCCCCATCCTCGCTGGCAAAGTATCCATCGAGGTCAGGTATCGGTCGCATGCTGGTCTACTAGAAGCCGGCGGCTTCCTCTTTCTGCTTATCGGCGGAGTGACAGGGTCCGCATAGCGGCTGCCAGTTGTCCTTGTCCCAGAACAGGTCCGTATCGCCTCGGTGAGCCACGATGTGGTCAACGGTGTTGGCCGCCGTGACCAAGCCCTTGCGCGCGCAGTACACGCACAATGGATGATCGCGAAGGTACTGATCGCGGGCCTGCTGCCAACGGTAGTCATAGCCTCGCTCGGTTGAGGTCTTGCCGGTCCGCCACGAACCTGGCGCGGCCGTCTTCAGCCGCTCGCCTTGGGCTCTCACGCGGAACCCGAGAGACTTCAGCCTTCCCATCAAATCCTCCGACACAACTTCTGCAGCCCTGCAACGTGCTCGCGCAAGGCCTTGATGATCAGTTCGCGCCGCTCGACTCCGGCTCGGAGATCAGAAACAACCTGTCCATCAGCGGCAGCAAGGACGGCTCTTCCTGCATCAGCGCTGCCGGAGGCTCCGGGAGCCTGGTGCACTCCGTCTGCGGGACAGCGGGCTTTGACGTACACGACGCGAGCACCAGTGCCGATAGCATCGCGGCGCAATTGGTTTTCTTCATGGGAGGCCTGTAGTGCTGCTTGGTAGGTTCGGGCCAGGGCATCGGCCTGGGCCTGCGCCTGGATGTCGCGCTGGGCCTGCTGGGCCATGGCGGTGATCGTCTCGGCGGATTGCTTGACGGCGGCCTGCAGGTCATCACGCTGGGCGGTCACGTGATCGAGGCGCCAGAACACAAGCGCGCCTACCAGGGCGACCACCAACCACGGGGACAATTTCATCATGCAGCTCCACACCACCCGCGCCCGTTTGCGACTCTTGCAACCTGGGAAGCGCTGATACCAAAGCGACGAGCGAGCTCTGCCTTGTTCCCGGGCCTTCCTGCCGTACCCCGCCAAAACTCGTTTCGGATCTGCTCTACATCCTGCGCAGATAGGCGAGCCGAAGGATTACGCCCTCCCTCAAGAATCGTTCCATGAACGCGGCGGTGATCGGAGTTCTCCTGATATGTCGCCCATACCAGATTGTCTGGCCGGTTGTTTGTCGGGTCCGGGTCAGGGAAATGGGCGGCACACCCCTTTCCTGCCGGCGGCTCGCCGTGGAAAGCGAGACATACCAGGCGGTGAACGCCGAACCACTTGCGAACTCCGTTAAGCCTTAGCCCGACCTGCAAATGCCCATACCTGCCTTTGGGGTGGGCCTTAATGGGCCCGCCCTTTCGGCGTACGCGGCCCCATCGCCCACTTTCCAGCTCTCGATCAAGAGCACGGATGTTTCCCAGGGAAGATGCCTGATAGATCCCTTCCCAGCCCGGGATGTCACGCCAGACTTCCATCAGTCACCTCCAAGCGCTTGGCGAGCCATTGCCAGCCGGGCGTTACGATCCTCGGCCCCGGTGAACGATCCGTTTATGCGGAGGGTGATTTTTTCAAAGCGGCCTTGGTCAGCCAGGTCGTTTAAACCCCGCGACTGCCAGAACCAACCCGCGGCAATTGCTGCCCAGGTCCGTTGCTCCAGCAGTTCAGGCTGCGCCACCAGCGGCAGCGCCAGGGCGCGGGCGGCTTCGGCGTAGTTGTCGTGGCCCGTAATCATGATCAGGCCGCGGCCACGGTATCGATACCCATCGCCCGTATCCGGTGAGCCGTTGCCCATCCGGTTTGCATAGACGCGGTTCGCGATGCGCTCGGGCTGTCGGGCGTACTGCTTCGCCTCTACCGGCGTGAACCGCTTCGGCCAGGTCTTGAGCAGCCCCTCGGCGGAGTAGTTCAGATTCTCCACCATGCGCTTGAGGCTCTGGCTTTCGTGCCCGACTTGGGCCAGGAACATCGCCACCCGCTCAGCCGTGTTGATCTCAAACCGAGCCATGGAGCCGTTGATGTGGTCGACCCAGAGGCCGGCAGTAGAAGCACCGCAGCCGGTAGCGCGGTCGAGTTGATCTGCGGTGATCTTCATTCGCCAGCCCCCCGACGCGGAAACTTCCAGTCGGCGATCCGATCAGCGAACTCGGCGATCTTCTTCACTCCTAGGAAGCCGGTGAACACCCCAGCAGCGGTAGCCATGTTCTGTGGCAGGCCGAACCACTCAAGGACCGGAATCAGGCCCAAGGTAATCAAGGTGCAGAGCGTTGCCTCGAGCAGCGCCTGGCGCCGCGTTCCACCGCCATAGATCACCCGGGTCAGCGCGACCACAAAGGACAGGCCGGCGGCGTACAACTGCGGGTAGTGCGCAGACAGCCACGCAAGCAGCGCAGCCCAGGTCTCAGGGCGTTCTGGCATTTTCATAGTCTCTGCCCCTCGCAGGGGTTCTATAACGACGAAGCCCGCTCAATGGCGGGCTTTCGTTCGTCGGGGTAGGTTCCGGAGGGATCAGGCGTGAAACAGTTGCAACTGTCCTTCACGCTCGACCTCGATGATTTTCTGCTCAATGACGGGTCCCTTGACCTGCCATCGGCGCAAGGTCTTACCGGCCAGGCTGGCAATCCCTTTCTCCTGTCGGTACTCCGCCATCAGTTCGTTGCGCAACGTGTTGAAGTCCATCGAGCGCTTGAACAACTGCTCGGCCATCCAGTTGAAGGCGTGGATGAAAGCTTCTTTCCAGGCAGCGGCAGCTTTACCCGTGAAACCCATCACAAGGAACATGAACCCATCCTTGGTCATCTCGAAACAGGCGCTCTTGATCTTCTCCCCACCGCTAGGGTTATCTCGCCACACGACCGTCTCCACAAAATTGCGGAGACGGAATGCCTTTGAACAAGCCATGTGACGGATAGCACGAAGCACTGAGTCATGGCGCTTTCCGAAGCGCTCGGCCACCTTGAGCGAAGTCGTTACGACCTGGCCACCATTGACCATCACCAAGTCACGGAGGCTGGCTTCATCAAGATCAATCTCATTCATCTGCTCCACTCCGTTCACCTGGAAAAAGGAGCGCAGCCGGGACAGGTGGATGAACGGACACCCGTCATTCGAGAGCGACTCTAGGCTGCGTGTTGGATTGCCTTGCGGCGAAAACGAAAAAGCCCAGCACGATGGCTGGGCCAGGGATGTGGAAATAAAAAACCCCGGCCGAGGCCGGGGTTCAGTAGGAGTGCTTTCAGTTCAAGCCGCTAGAAGGAGATGGGGACCGCAGACCGGCGACTTGAAATGTTGGCAGCCCAATGATGGCAATTTGTCGCACCACGGACAACCCGTCAATTCCGGCCAGTTCATAAAAACGGAACTGTGTCACCTATCAGGATAGATAGCCAGCCCCGCTGAAACAGAACCGCCTAAATGGCGGGCCCCTGAACTGGAGCAGGTGGCAGGGGCCACTACCCCTGTGCGCATCCTGTAGTGGTCAACCCATCCCGGACAGTGGGTTAAGTTTTTCTTCGGCCACCGCAGGCGGTAGCCCATCGTTGAATTGATGCGGCCTGATCCAGTTGTAGCGGTGCATCAGGTAATGACTGATGTCCCGTTGGGCCTCCTGAGCTGTCAGGTAACCGGTCGGTGGAATCCACTCCGATTTCAAACTGCGGAACAATCGCTCCATCGGCGAGTTATCCCAGCAGTTGCCCCGGCGGCTCATGCTCTGTTCCATCCGATATCGCCACAACCGTTGCCGAAACAGGCGGCTAGCGTATTGGCTGCCCTGATCGGAATGAAACAGTACCTGCTGCGGTTTGCCACGCTGTTCGTAGGCCATGTCCAGCGCCTTGATCACCAACTCAGCATCCGGCTTGGCAGAAATCGCCCAGCCGACTACTCGTCTTGTATGCAGATCCAACACCGCCGCTAAGTAATGCCAGCGACCTTGTGCCCAGATGTAGGTGATGTCGCCGCACCACACCTGATTGGGGCGCTCAGTGGTGAACTCGCGGTTCAGCCGGTTCGGGATATCTGGTCGCTCAACCGTAGCCTGCTTGTATGCGTGCGAGCCTGGCTGCTTGCTGACCAAGCCCAACTCACGCATCAACCGACGCACACGAAAACGGCCAATGCTGACGCCATCCTCACGCAGCATACCCAGAATGCTGCGACTGCCAGCCGATCCTCGACTCTGGTTGAACAGCTGATTGACCTGACTGCGCAGGGCAACCCGGCGTGCATCAACACGGCAGCGTCGAAGCCGATGGGCGTAGTAGCAAGACCGCACCACGCCGAAGGCTGAACAGACCACTTCCACCGACTCCCGCTCACTTAACTGGTCTATCAGCGCGTACGATTGAACTCGTCCGACATCAAGAGAGCGGTAGCCTTTTTTAGGATCGCTTTCTCCCGTTCCAGTCGGTCGATCCTGGCTTCCAGCTCCTGGATTTTCTGCTGTTCGGGCGTCAGTGCTTTGCTCTTCGGGGTAACGCCCACGCGCTCCTCTTGAAGCTGTTTTACCCATCGGCGCAGGGCCGACTCAACCACTCCCAGTGAACGAGCTGCTTCGATATGGCTGTAGCCCTGATCGAGCACCAGGCAGGCGGCCTCTCGTTTGAACTCGGGCGTAAAGGAACGACGTTGCTTGGTCATCAGACACCTCTCTATGGCGAGCATTCTCGCCCTAAATGGGTGTCCGGAATCAGTAGACCACTACATCCTGCGCTCCACCTGCATTGGCGAGGAGCCTCCATCCTCTCCTACTTATCTTGTCATGCAATATACTACTTTACGAGATCACTTGGAGCCGAAGACTCGGAAGTTCCGCTTTCAGGCTCTCGCATTCGAAAGTAGAAAGTCTTCTTTGCCTGAAAGCCCTCGTCCCCGGTCATGAGCAACGGGGCAACTGGAAAGCCACCAATTTTACAAACATCAATAACACTTTGGCCAAACAACCTCTTTAGATTTGCAAACCCGTCACTTGGCGATCCAGTGCCCAGTACCTCACAGCGAGTCAGGACTCCCTGCTTATCGAAGGTGAACAACACAGTCGCCTGCCCCTCTATGTTCAAGGCGGCAAGTGTCGGTGGGTAGACAAGCTTACTCCTGAAATAGCGGGAGAACTCATCGATAAAGTTATTCTTCTGAGACTCTTTCTCTGAGTCTGTTAGAAAACTTGTACATCCCGTAAGAAAGCTCATTCCCAGCATTAGCCCTAAGAATATTCTATTCATTCCTTGAATCTCCCAGAGGCAAAGCTGGTACGGTATCAAAGATGAAGGCCTTGTGGGTCGGTAACCCGTCACTTTGCTTACAGCCCGATGTGGCAGGTGAGACTGCCGTCTACCGAGTTTCGACCTTCGGAAACTAAAAGGCCCGGGAGAGGGGATCTTCCGGGCCTCCCGTCCATCTCGCTGAAAGCCAAGGAAGGAAAACATCGAGTCAGACGGGGGCCTGATGATGCCGCGCCAGACCTGACAACGCAATAAAAAACCCGGCGCCAGGGCCGGGTTTCGAGTGCGTCACGCTGCGTTCACAGCAATTCACGCTGGTATGAAAACACCCTTAATTCCGCGCGTAAAACTATTTCTTCAAGCGCTCTCGCGGAACCGCTCCAGAGCGCTATCGACCCAGCCCACCGCCAACTTCAAAGTCTCCCTGACCTTGGCCTCGCCGATCTGGTGTTCACGCGCGATGCGCAGGGCCGGCCACTTCGCGCCGTAGTAGAGCCACACGAAGTCGCCGGCCTGCGGCGCCCTGTCGATGAGTCGAGCAATGACCCGGTCGACGGCCAAGGCCATATCATCAGTGACGTGGTAGGCCTTGGGGCTCGACATTGGCATGGCTTGGCTCATGATAGCGGCGGCCGGCGACACATATCCGGGAACCCCCATTCCATCCATTCGCCACCACCCCCACTGCTCGAGGAGGTACTCGGTATCGCCCAGCAGCTTGTCCACGTAGGTTCGAGTTCTGCTCATGCCGCCCCCGGACCGTTAAGGCCAAACAGATCGCGCAGCAGCGTTTCCACCGCCGCGCCCTTCGCATTGCCGTCCAGCAACCAGAGCCGGCCATAGTCGTGAAAGCCCAGAGTGCCGCGGTCGCCGTGCCAGTTGGCGATCATGACCAACAGCGCAGCCAAGGCAGCAGCACCGCCCACCTTGACCTGCGCCAGCTCCTGGCCGGCCACCTTGAGAAACTCCCGCTCCAGCCTGGTCATGACCTTGCGGGGTGCCATCGGTTGTACGTTGCTCATGCTGCTTGCTCCCGCGCGCCCTCGTAGTGGACCCAGTTCCGGGCCTTGTGAGTGCTCGCACTGAAATACTGGTTGGATGCCTTGTCGAACCACAGGTCCAAGATGCCTTCATCTCCGGTGAGGCGCTGCTTGCTGATGATCAGGCGCACATCGCTCTGGTCCTTGTAGTCGTCTCCCTTGGCCATCTCTTTGCGCTTGTTCCGCCAGACCGTGCACACGTTGTCGGCTAGGTCGGTGAGGATGGCGCCACCGCGAACGTCGAGCTTGCCCGGGGGCTTACCCTCGTCGTCAGCCTTCCGCGGGTGGGCGACCAGATGGACGTGGACGTTCATCTCGTGAGCGAACCCCACCAACGCCTCCATGGCCTGCTTCTGGCCGTTGTAGTCATCCTCGGCCATGCCGAGCTTCGCCAGGCTGTCGACGATGAAGTGGTTCACCCCGTACCGGCGCGCGGCATACCGAAAGTCCTCGAGCATTTCGCCCGTCTTCGCGGTGCCCAACTGGTCGTAGATCCATAGCTTGCCGTCGAGCCAGTCGAGAATCGCGTCGATGTAGCCCCTCGAAGGACAAGACATCCCGGAGGCCTGCCGGACCATCCGCTGAAGCGTTCGCCGCGCCGGCATCTCCATCGAGGCGATGCAGAACCGGTCTTGGCTGCCCTTGCGGTTCATGCCGTGGAAGGCCAGGTAGTTCAGCAACTGCGACTTCCCGTGTCCGCTCCAGCCGGTCCAGATCGTGACCTCCGAGGGCCGGAAGCGGATCTTGTTGGCGTAGGCGCTCCAGGGCAGCTCCATGCCGATAGTTTCCGGGTTCTGGTCGTAGAACTCAGCCTTGACCTCCTCCGAGTAGGAGCTCACCGACTTCAGGCGCTCCGGGTCGAAGTTCTTCGCCTTGGCGTAGCACTCCGCAATGTCGTCGGCGCTGTAGTACAGGGCATCCAGGGCTTCGTTGAAGTCCTTGCAACCCAGTTTCACCAGGCGACACCGATCACGCCCAAGGCGCCGAACGATCTCCTCGGTCGCCTGGTGGCCAGGTTCGTCGTCGTCAAGGCACAGGTAGATCACGTCGAAGCGCTGCAGGTTGTCGAACTCGTACTCGATCCAGCGTTGCTTGCCGTCCTTGCCGCCACCGAAGGGCACCGACAGCGCCGGGCGCCCGTACTGCCAGGCGGTCATCGCGTCGATCTCGCCCTCGGTTATCGTCACCTCCCGGATACCGTCCGGGATGGCCTGCCAGCCGAACAGGCAAGGTTCGGTATCCGACGACGTGGTGATTTTCTTCTTGCCGCCAGGACGTTCCACGCCGAGTTTCTTCCAGTGGATCAGCGAGCCATTGCGCAGGTACGGAAACACGATGTTCTGCCCGTCCTCGGCGATCTTGAACGCCTTGATGGTCTCCTCGGTCAGTCCACGGCCCTTCAGGTACGCCATCACCACCGAGTCCACCTTCGGCGTCGAGCACCTTGGCTTGTCCGGTCGCTGGTATGACTTCCGGCTCTCGACCGGCCGGATGAGCTTGGGCTCCTGCACGCCGAGGTAGCCCCTCGCTTCGCTCAGCGCCGTCGCCATGTCGCAGTTGCGCGCCAGCCGCCAGAGGTCCAGCAGGTCGCCAGACTCACCGGTGGCGAAGTCGCACCACACGCCAGCCTTCTCGCCGACGAGGTGAACCCCCAGACTCTTGCCCTTCTCGCCCGAGGCGTCGCCAGCACGCCACTCGGCGCCCTCCCGCTTGCCGCCAGGCAGCAGGTGCCGTGCAACATCGGCAGCGCGATCAGCGAGGCGCTTGGAAATATCCGACGGGGTCAGCATGCGCCCTCCCCGTCCGGCAAACGCTCAAGGGTGCTGAAGTCGTGGGTCCGAGTGGACAGCACCGTGTCCGTCATCTGCGGATGCCAGAACTCGTGATCCTCGAGCTGGTAGCCCCGTGGCGGGGTGAACGGGTAGCGCTTGCCGCCAGAGCCGGAAGGCCCCCTGGGAGCGCCATGCTCACCGACGTACTCCCGCCAGTGATCGTTCGGGCCAATGAACGTCTCCGGCAGCTTGACGAACTCCGTCCCGACGTTGCCCTTGCCGGCCATCTCGGCGTGATAGTTCTTCGCCGCCTGGATCAGGTCTTCGACCGTGGCGCCAGCACGCAGCCGAGCCTTCCACGCCTTCCACGCCGGTTTCTTCGCGCCGGACCGGTGCCGGCGAGGGTACTCCGACCAGAAACGGTTGAAGTCCTCGCTGTACTCGGATCGTTCCTCGGCGGGTGGTTTCTCCCCACTGGCAAGGTCGTCGCTCGCTGTCGTCGATTCGTCAGAGTCGACAAGAGTCTCTTGATCTTCTTCAGGATTCAGGTAATCAGGATTCAGAGAATCAGGAATCAGGGCGTTATGGGTTGGTGCATCCACAGTGTCCGACTGCGGCTGCTCTGGTGTTTTAACTGTTAAAACACTGTTATTGGCGCCCACACAGGCGCCGGTATCCGCATGCACCAACCGTTGCTTACCGGGAACAACCTTCCCCCGGGCACGCTCATTCACGGTTAGATAACCATTGCAGTCAGGTAGTTCGCTGTCCTTCTCGGTGCTATGCGGAGACTGGTGACGAGTGAAGTTCGGTAGCGAGATCACCGAGAAACCAGCAACCTCGTACCGCTCGATGAATCCCTTGTCCAAGAGATTGGCCAGGCCGATCTCCACGTCATAGTTATCCCCGGGGAACAGTTCGATCTTGATCCGACGCGGCCGGTATTCCAGCCGCCCCTCCCTATCAGCCAGACACCACAGACCGATGAACAGCAGGCGGTCGAATGGATTCAGGTCGGCCAGATCCTCGTTCTTGAAGAACGAGGGCTTGATGTTGCGGGCGCGAGCCATTACTTCTCCTCCGAACTGCTGAGCAACTTCTCCATGAGCCGCTCAGCCAATACTTCATCGATATCTTCCGGGCGCCAGCCGCACAGCCGCTTCACCAACACCATCAGGGCGAAGCGCGCCTTGATGATCTCGAACTGGATATCGGCGATGTTTAGGGCAACCTCGGCTACTACAGGGGGATCGAACTGGCCCAGCAGCTCGAAGGCAGTGTCGATTGAGCACCAGATCTTGTAGGCAACCTGGTCGCTGCCGAACTGCTCGAAGGACTGCTCGTTGAGCATCACGGGATCGGACTGGTGGGCGACCTTGCTCATGCCAAGCCCTCCCTCTCCAGGCGCTGCACCAAGGTCCGCATCTTGCGCTTGAGGTGGGTGGTCAGGTTGCGCCTGCTGCGGAACTCAACGATAGGCAGGGCGTGGCGGTGAATCTGGATGGTGTTGGTCATGGCTCAGTTCACCCTATGGACTTTGAGGGTGTTCGGCTTGAGGCCCAGCTCTTCGGCTTTGCGCTTCGCCTCTTCGGGATCAATGCCCAGCCGCTTGGCCATCCCTTCCAGTTCGTAAACGGGCTCTCCGTCGTCGGTATAGCCATCCGGAACGGCAGGCATCAGCCCCATCTGCACAGCCATGTCGTGCATTTCCTGGCGGAACGACTCCGGGGCTGCGTCGTACATGCGCTGAAACGCAGTAGCGGCTTCTGGGGTATGCGACAAGCCGGACTTGCACATGCTGGTGTAGAGGCGGCCAGCGGCTAGAAACTCAGGAGTCACCTGCTCGGTGGTATTGCGCTTGCTTTTCTTGCTCATGACTTCACCTTCGGAGCCAGCCGGAACCGGCCCGGGAAATAGGGATGGGTGGCTTGGGTCTCGGTAACCCGCTCGCACTCGCTGACGAAGCGCTTGAAGACCGCAGTGATATCGCTGGTCGCCCAGACCGCGTACTGGCTGCCCTGGGCGTTCTCGTGGCCGTTGCGGACCATGCCCCAGGGCTTCGGACTGATCGGCATCTGGCGCACCACGGCGTCCACCACGGTGGCCGACAGGCCGTAACGGTCATTGATCACCTCACGGATGCGGGTGATCGGCATGCAGTTCTGCGGGCAGTGGTCCCAAACACGGGACTCGGACAGGTCCTCGACCCGCTGCTCGACGCGCTCAATAGCGACCTGGTGCTGGACCTGCTGTTGCTCGATCTGCTGCTGTCGGCGCTCGAGTTGGACCTGCAACTGGGCATGCGCGAGCAACTGCTCGGCCTGAGTCATCGGAGGCCGCCGAGACTTCAGCTTGGCCAATACGCTTCGGCGAACCGACTTAGATTCGCGCATCCCGACCAGCATGCACTGGTCAAGGGTCAGGTCGTAGGTGGCGACCTGGTTGCCGTGGAAGGGGGTGTAATATTTTTGCACCCCCTCAAGCTCATCGCCCAACTCGTCTTCGACACGAGCCAGAAACTGATCGTTTCTGATCTTCGGTTCGCCAGCAGCCAAGCGAGCCTCGTTGACCATGTCCCGCAGTTCGATGGTGGTCATGGTGGCGGCCTGGCCGCCAATTGAGGTCAGGCCAGTCATGCCGGCACCTCCAGCTCGGTCAGCAGTTGGATCAAGTCTTCGCCAGCCAGCCCGGCGATGGTGATAATCGACAGATGGATCGCATCCACCTGGTCGGCGGTCAGGCGCGGGCCCGGCTCGAAACCTTCGAAAGCCAAGTCTTCGCGAACTGCGGTAGCCAAGTCCTGGATGGCGCCGATGTAGCTGTAGAGCTGGTCACCGAGCGCTTTCGCTCCGATGCGGCTAGTCATTGGACACCTCCCCACCCTCCAGGGCAGCACGGACCAGGGCAGTGGCTGTCTCGGCCGCATGAAGAAGTAGGACTACGCGACGACTAACACTCGGCTCGTCGAGGATGTCGAGGAGCCCGCCTTGAATCGCGTCAAGCAGGTCGACAGCGCTGTCCAATGCAAGGTCGGCATCGATGTCATCCATCACGCACAGGACATTCGCTTTCTGATCTCCCTTCGAAAGATCAACGGGCGCAGTCGCCCGGAAGCTGATACCCAGAGTGGCCCTCATTGCTGAGCCTCCTTCTGCCGGTTGATGCGATCCGTGCAGACCTGCTCGAGCTCAACCAACATGAAGATGGCCCCCCCGATCTCCTCCAGAAACCAGCCGAGACGCTCTGAGGTTTCCTGGCCGACTTCGCCTTCAGCGCCAACGTTCGCCAGCAGATTCCCGACCGCGGCGACACCAAGCGCCATGTTCTGAGCCGCATGGCGAGCCGTACCACGCTCCAACTTGATGGAGCGGATCTGCTTATCGGTCAGAACTTCATCGGGAACCGGGGAGCACAGATTGCTGAGCAGTGTCGCGAGGTTCATTGCTGGCCCTCCTTGCGCAGGGCGTCGAGCGCGGCATCGACCAGGTCGCCAGCCAGGCGAGAGCAGAGCTTGAGGGCGTCCATATCTACGCGCTCTTCGTCGGAGGTAGTCAGTGCTCCGAGAATGCTGGAAACACTGGAGGTCAGAGCAGTGGCCGCGCTCAACGCCTCTTCGACCGTCGTGGTCGGGTTAATCGCTGCGAATCTCCGCGGCGGAAGCTGAGATATCGGAGCCTTCAGTGCAGACGACTGGGGCTTGTTCCAGACCGCGCTCATGCTGCACCGCCTGCGTGTCGCGACACGCTTTCAGGATTTCCGGATTGGGTCGCGACACCGGCCCGGCAAGCTCTGAGCAATGCGCCAGACATGGCCCCCAGCAGGGCGAGAGTATTGAGTTCCTGAGAGAGCAGCGGCTCGCCGGCATCGTCCATCGCCCGGGTCATTCTCAAAAGAATCAGGTGAACCGCCTCGCTGATGTCCTCGGCGGCGGCCAGAGCCGCGTCAACCGGCCGGTCGGCAACAATGGAGAACAAGAACTCATCCCCGTTGAGAGGATCGAAGCAAACCTGGTGGTCAGTGGTAACGGCGCAGGGGACTTGCGCGCTTTGAGTTTTCTGTTGCATAGTTAATTCGTCCTTCGAAAGACAAATTGATATCCAGGCAGTCGCGTCAACGACTACCGACTAAGGGCCTCGCGAAAGCGGGGCCTTTTGCTTTCCGGCGTTTGAGTCAGCCGGGCCGCAAAGTGGCGCCAGGACACTCCGTGCTATCGTTTTGTTTCCACACAGAACGGCCACGGAGGCCTGGCATGAACTGGTTGAGAGATGCCTTCAGGCGCTGGAAGGAAAGGCACTGGGACAAGGAATACTTCCCAGAAGACCGGGGCGGAATAACGCCGCTGAGGGCTTTCTGGGAGAAAAGGCGCGCATCAATCATGACGTTTGCGCTCTGGCTGATTGCCCTGATCGCTGGGGCTCTGATCCTCAGCGCCATTGGCCTTGGCTGATTCGACTTCGTGCAGCCGCTTGATGGCTTGATTCAGGAACTCCAGGCGATCCCGGTAGTTGTCCATGCCTCTGGGAAAGTGCACGTAAGGCGCATCTGCATTTGGGTGATTCTGTTGAAAAAGTAGCGTCCTCCCCATGCCGTTGGCAAAATTGCTCTGTCAGCGAGCGCGGGGGCGAATAGCATGATGGGGCAGTTACCGGGAGGGCAGCAGCGCCTGTTCTACTCGTTCAATCTGGAAAATCACGTCCCGCCCCAACACCCCCTGCGCAGCATCGACCAGTGCTTGGATCTCAGTGATCTGCGCGCCCACCTGGCGGATTTCTATAGCCCCATCGGGCGCCCCTCGATAGATCCGGAACTGATGGTGCGCATGCTGGTCGTCGGCTATTGCTATGGCATCCGTTCCGAGCGGCGATTGTGCGAAGAGGTGCACCTGAACCTGGCCTATCGCTGGTTCTGCCGGCTGGGTCTGGAAGACGAAGTCCCCAATCATTCGACCTTCTCGAAGAATCGCCATGGGCGTTTTCGTGACAGCGATCTGTTCCGCTGGTTGTTCAATGAAGTGCTGCGGCGTTGCATGGCGGCCGGCCTTGTAAAGGGTGAAGGTTTCGCCGTCGACGCCAGCATCATCAAGGCGGATGCCAGCCGGCAACGCGGGGTGGCGGGAGATGAAGTCGATTGGAGCGATCCAAAGCTCAGTAGTCGCGCCGTGCGCGAGTACCTCGAAGCCCTTGATGAAGAGGCGCTGGCTGAGACTCTTCCCAAGAAAATTTCGCTCACCGATCCTCAGTCCCGTTGGACAGCAGCACCAGGCGGCCCGGCCTTCTTTGCCTACTCCACGAATTACCTGATCGACACTGAGCACGGTGTGATCATGGATGTGGAAGCGACTCCAGCGCACCGTACCGCCGAAGTTGACTCGACCCGGACGATGGTCGAGCGTGTCGAAGCGCAGTTCGATCTCACACCGGAACGACTCATCGGCGATACCGCCTATGGCACTGCCCCGATGCTGGCCTGGATGGTCGAAGAAAAGGACATCGAGCCGCATGTGCCGGTGTGGGACAAGACCGAGCGCAAGGACGACAGCCTCTCCAGTAACGACTTCCACTGGAATCAGGAGGCCAATGAATATCGCTGCCCAGCCGGCAAACCACTACGCAGTGAATGGCGCGCCTTCACCCAGAAAAGATCGCGGGTGACCAAGGCCAACACCATCATCTACCGCTCCAGCCAAACCGACTGCACTACCTGTACGCTGAAAGCGAAGTGCTGCCCCAACACGCCGAATCGGAAAATCGTCCGCAGCATCCACGAGGCTGCCCGCGACGTGGCCAGACGCATCGCCAAGACACCGGAATACCTCGTCTCTCGTTGCGAACGGAAGAAGGTGGAGATGCTTTTCGCTCACCTCAAACGGATCATGAAACTCGACCGTTTACGGCTGCGTGGCCTGACGGGTGCGACTGACGAATTCACCTTGGCCGCGACCGTGCAAAACCTGCGACGCATGGCCAAGCTTTTGCCTCACGGGCCACCGACCACGGGATAGGTGCGCCTGCTGAGAGCAGAAACCCTCAAATTAGCCCTCAAACCTGAGCAAGGACGCTCAGTGAAACGCCGGAAGGCAACTTGAAGTGGCTTGCAGCCACTTCGACAGCAGGCACATCCGACCGGCTGGCTGCCGCTAAAGCTACTTTTTCAACAGAATCGGGTAGAAGCGGTCATCCAGTGCCTTGTTGCGCCCAGCGCTGTAGCCAAACTCATGGCAAAGGAGCGCGATCCCGCCGGCGGCCCCCACTGTCGCGATGATCGGCGTCAGCTCGATGTGGTAGCCGCCGATGGCATGGAGGATCACCCCAGCGGCACAGATAACGGCCACCGCAATCAGTCCAGCCAGAATCACGAAGACGTTTCGGATCATTGCTCCGCCCCCATACTGGATGCCTGAACAGCGGTATCAGCGCACTGCCGGATGTGGGAATCGGACGGCAGAATGGGCTCAAGGTCGGCGGAGCTTGTGGGCACGTCGTACAGATCAGGCCTCAACTGATGCCGCGCAATTCGAGCTTCGAACACACGCTCCAGATCACGAGCAAGAACCGCCCCTGGCGTGCGCCCACACGCCAGAACCTGTCGCAGGTACGCAACAGAGGTATCAAGCTTGCGCGCAGCCTCGCTGCGCTCCCTGGTGCTCAGACTTTTCCAAAACTCCCGCAAGGCTTCCGCATTGGGGTTTTGGGATGTAATGACGGCCATAAATGTACCTCCTAGGTACAAGGATGGCGAAAAGTCTATGTACCGTCAAGGTTCTGTACATTTCTGGTACAGATGATGGAATGGATGAATGATTGACATCAGTACTATCCGCCGTACAAATGCCCTTTCACTTGCAGAGAAGGAGGGGGGGACAGGTGCGTTCGCCAGCCGCATTGACCGTGAACCAACTCAGGTCAGCAGGCTGATTGGCTCGAACCCAACGAAGAACATCGGCAACAAGCTCGCCAGGCACATCGAAGAATGCTTTGACTTACCGCGCGGCTGGCTTGATGTATTACATGGCAAGCATATTTTTGAAGCGCCTCACTTTCAGGCAAAAGCCGTGTCCCCCTTGCCCTCCGCCGACGCCGAGAGAGATCTTATGCCTTTATCCACGTGGGAAGAAGGTGATCCACTTGATCTCGACGAGGTAGAGATCCCCTACTTCGACGAAATTCAGGTGGCTGCGGGCGGTGGCAGATTTCCAGATCTGGAGCTCGCAAAGCGCAAAATCAGGTTCCCGAGATCCGTGCTGCACGAATCAGGAGTGAATCCGAAATGCGCCGTCTGCGTTAACGTCACCGGCAACAGCATGGAACCGCTCATTGCCGACGGAGCCGTCATCGGGATCGATATGTCAGTCAACGCGATCACCGACGGCGAGATCTACGCCCTGAAGCATGACGACCTGCTGCGGGTGAAATTCGTCTATCGCCTGCCTGGCGGCGGCATCCGGTTGCGCAGCTACAACCGGGACGAGTACCCCGATGAGGAGTACACCAGGGACCAGATGCGTGCCGGTGACATCAGCGTGATCGGGTGGGTGTTCTGGTGGTCGATGATGCGCCGGCGGCGACACTGACTGCTCCCAGCCGAACCATTTTTCTGCCTAGCTGTCTGTATATACAGAGGGATTGATCTACCTCCCAGAGCGGCCTATCATCTGTATATACAAAGTCAAATGGTAACCGCGCTTGGAAAATCTGATCATTTCGGACGCCATCGAGAGGAAGCTTCAGGAAAAGCATGGTGGCGTGAGCCGCAGAGAAATCGAGCAATGCTTCGAGAACTGCGAGGGTGAACACCTGATCGACCTGCGAGAGGATCACAAGACAGACCCTGTAACGAAATGGTTCGTAGCCGAAACAAACGCTGGCAGGGCCCTAAAGATCTGTTTCGTCTTCGAGAATGGTAAGGTTTTCCTGAAAACAGCGTACGAACCCAGTGCTGAAGAAACACGTATCTACAGAAAATTTGCAATCAAATGACAAAGAGTGAGGAAGCTATGAGCAACGTTGAACTGTGGGAAAGCGGCGAGCTCGGGACGACCGAAGCGCACGCCCAAGTCTCCACTGGCTCAAAGCAAGAGGTGGATGACGCGCTCGGCCTCCAACTGATTTCCATTCGCCTACAAAAGCAATTAGTAAACGATCTCAAGAAAATTGCCGAGTATCACGGAGTCGGCTATCAGCCGATGATCCGCGACCTACTCAATCGGTTTGCTCGATCCGAGATCAAGCAAATCATTTGTCAGCGACTGAATGAAATCGAGTCGTCCGAGAAAACTGTTAGCGAATCCAGCACCGCTCCGGTGAAGGAGTTCCTCGAAAAAATGAGGGCGTAACAGAAAGAGATTGTCCAATGGCCCCGCATCTGCGGGGCTTTTCATTTCCGCCCTACCCCTCCAGCTCCTGCCTATCCCACCTCAGCGTTACGGTGCCGTCGTCGTTGAACACCAGGCCGACACCGTCCATCTCAGCCTGCACCTACTCGTAGCCCTTCCTCTTTCTTTCTGTGCCCTACACCAGCTTCACGCCCCGCCTCAAAGACTCCGCTCTTGCCATTCTGATTCACAGGTACATTTTGCAATTGACAATGTACCTTTAAGGTACTAGATTGATTTGCAGCATGTACCTTTTTGGTTCTAGAGCACGGAGCAGCACATGACCACCACCGCCACCATCACAGCACACGGTTTCACCGGCTTCCTCGGCAAAGGCCTGTCCTTGCGTGAGCTTCAGTGCGTCCTGGGCATCGCGGCTGGTCGTACCAGCAAGGAGCTAGCCCGCGACCTGGGCATGCAGCCGGGCACGGTGGGTAAGCGCGTTCTGGCAGCGACCACCAAACTCGGAGTCACCCGCCGTACCGCCCTGGTGGCCGAGGCTATGCGCCGCGGGCTTATCTCGCCCGCCGTGATCGCCCTCGCCTTCCTCGTCGCCGGTCAGCCACTGCTCAACGATAACCACATGTTGCGCAGCCGTCGGGGTGGGGAGCGTCGGATTGAGTTTCGAGTGGCTGCGCGCCGGGTTGAAACCTGGCTGACCGCATAAGGAGATCGTCATGGACAAGCTCGAAATCGAATACGCCCTAGCCAAGCAGGTTCCCGACATGGCTCGCGGCTTCACCATCGCGACCAGCTATGGCGAGCTTCACGTCAGCGCCGTTGACGCCCCTGTCGTGATGAAGGTGGTCCGCGATCTACTCGAGAGTGAGCTTGAGCGGGCCAAGGCGCACGAGCGGCAGGAGGCCAACCCGGAGCAACCAAGCACTACGCCATACCCGCGCCAGCCCGGCGTATCGATCTTCGACGTGATCACGCGTACGGCCCCTGGCATGCGCGACCGAGAGTAAGGAGAACGAAATGAACCTGATTCCATACGACTTCAACAGCAAGCAGGTGCAGGTGCTCGTCGACGAGAGTGGCGAGCGTCGGGTTGAAGTTCGTATTGCGGCCAGGCGAATGGAGAGCGGCTACGCAGCCTGACGCAGCGGCGAGCACCTGTGCGCAGGTGCTGTCCGGTGCGAAAGCATCGCCGGGGCGGCCCTAGGCAAGGCGGGGCCCGGCGCGGCCAGGACTGGCGCGGTTTGGCGCGGCAAGGGCTGCAAAGCAGCGTTCAGCCACTTCTAGAGAGGTGGTTGAGCGGTGACAGCAGTCACCTAGTGGCATCGCTGGATCGGGCTTGGCTAGGCGCGGTTCGGCAGGGTACGGCAAGGGCTGTTTACAGCGGTCAGCCAGTTCGGAGAGCTGGCTTTCCGGTGGCGATAGCTGCCGATGAGGCGAGTCGAGGCCGGGCAGGGTATGGCAAGGCAGGGCCTGGCATGGCATGGCATGGCGAGGGCTGGAGGGTTCCAGCGTACTGACCATCTTCGGGTGGTCAGTGCAGTGAAACCCCCAAATTTACGAAAGCCAACAAACGCGGCAGGCCCTCGGCTTGCCTGGAGAAAAGCATGCAGACGATCAAACTGAAGCTGGTGGGCCAGTCGCCGCTGTTGATGCACGGCGACCGGTTTGCGAATCCCTTGGACGAGGCGACTAAGCAGCACAAGGTGCTGACCAGCAAGCGCAAGAAGCTCGACGAGGATCACGCCGACATCGCCAAAAGCGAGTGGATGGGGTCGCTCTACCATGACCAGGAAGTTGGCGTGTTCGTGCCCGGCCAGAACATCAAGAGCGCCCTGGTTGGCGCGGCCAAGATCCAGCGCCTGGGCTCGGCCTTCAAGCGCGCCGTCCTGGTCCTCGATGACAAATGCAAGCTGGAGTACTCGGGGCCGCGAGACCCCGAAGCGATCTTCGCCAATCCCCGCTTCGTGGATGCTCGCAGCGTGGTGGTGGGGACCTCCCGCCTCATCCGGTATCGCCCGAAGTTCAGCGATTGGTCGACCACTGTCGAGATCATGTACTCGCCGGAGATGATCGAGCGCGATGATGTGATCCGTGCGGCCGAGAACGCCGGGCTGTTTGTCGGGCTCTGCGATTATCGCCCCGAGAAAGGCGGCGCCTTCGGCCGGTTCAGCGTCGAGGTTCTGCCATGAGCAAGGTCACCCTTCACCCCGAGTGGCGCCAAGCCGCGAAGGATCTCGCCGCCCAGTTCAAGTATGGCGAGCTGGTCACTCTCGACTGGCTGCGCGAGGCCTTCCAACTGGAAGAGCCCCAGACCATCGAGGAGTTCAAGTCCTACCAACTGGACTTCCTCAGTTGCATGGATGCCCTGCGCCAAGAGCTGCTGGTGGAATACCAGCTTTCGCTGAGGAACATCCGCGGCGCGGGGTACGAACTGGTCAACCCGAACAACCAAGTAGAGGTTGCCTGGCACTCGACGTTCGGCAAGGTGCGGCGCGAACTGGGCAAGCTCGCCGGCGCCATTCGCTACATCCGCCATGACGAGCTCACCGACGAGAAGCGCCGAGAGCACGCGGACGCCCAGGCAAAGCTGTCCGGCATTCACGCCTTCTTAACCCGCGAGGGATCGCGAAAGCTGGGGCAGTTCTCTGCCGCGACCAAGACTGTAGGGAGCAACTGAGATGGAACGGATCACCCTTGTTTTGAAGTCCGGCATGGGCATGCAGCTCGACGCCATTCGCCATTACCTGAAGCCTGGCATGCCGATAGCCATCGGCCGGGCGGGCGCCGTGATCGCCGAGGTGGCAGAGGGCAACGCCATCGAGGATAAGCGCCAGGCAGCAGAAGCCGCTGCCGGCTACATAGATTCGGTCGAGCGCTACGTGGAGAGCGCCAACACCCTAGAGGGCGCTGTCTCCGGCTTGGAGAGCACCCTGCAGAGCATCGAGCAGTATGCCGAGGACGGGCAGAACGGCTCCGCCCTGCAAGCCATGAACGCGCTGCGCGTAATCCGGGAAACGGTAGCGAAACACCTGGCCGACGCCGAGGGTGCAGGAGAGATTCCGCTCGAGCGAGCCCTCCTGGCGCCCCATCCGGCGTCTGATCTGGACTTTTCAAGGCCGCTAGAAACTGAGAACGGCGACCCTGTGAAATGGATATGCGCCGACGTCATCGAATACAAGAGTGCGCGCGTATGCGTCGCCAAAGACACTGGACTTGTCTATAGCTCGCCATACATCGGTCTGAAGATTCGCAATGTGATGCCAGAACAGGCAGAGGCGGAGCGGCCGGAGGGGCCAACCGAGGACGAGCTTGAAGCAGCCGGGCTCGGCTACCCGCTGCACAAGGAAGAAGCGGTAAAGCTCTGGTATTCCGGGTTCCGCTCCGAGGTGATCACCGTTCTGGAGGCGTGGGAAGCCATCGGCCACGACATCGGTATGAACCCGGACAAAGGCGAACTGCTGGATTCGCTGCGCTACATGCTGGAAAAGTGCGAGGCACATGACGCCGCCCTGGCCGAAGTCGCAGGACTTAGGTCATTGCTGAATTCGCTTCTTTGTTATGTAGAACGCGACATTGATAGGATGCGCAGCGACCGCGACAAGTCAGACAACAAAGAAATTTATGACCGGTCCATTTCTCTCGCAATGGAGAGGCTGAAAGCTGCGCAGAATGCAGTCTTCACCACTGAACCAGGGTGTGACACTGCCGTGGAACTGGCTGCACAAACCACCCAGGCTCAGCACTGCGTGCCGGAGGGCTGGAAGCTGGTTCCGGTAGAGCCGACCGAAGACGTACTCGAAGCGATACACAACGGCGGTTATGTCGGCGATGACCAAGAACTGCGTTGGTTTTACCAATCCATACTCGCCGCCGCGCCGGCACCGGGAGGTGAGTGATGCCCGTCTTCGAAGTGGTGAGCGGAGGTGACCGCCGCAGCCTGATGAAGCGCTTCGAGCGCAAGAGCAAGCAGCAGGCTATCAGCGAACTGGTGGACTTCCATCTGCTGAACTGCGCCCGGATCGAGAAACTGGAGCGCGCCCTACAGACGGTTGTCAACGCTGCCGACCATGGATCGTGGCCGACTACCGTTATGCACGGCATCGAGGTGGCGCGCGCCATGCTCGCCGCCGAACCGACCAGTTCGGCATCCCCGTCGTGCAAGTGGACCGAAAGCAGCGGCATCTGGGAAACAGGTTGCGGCCAGACCTGGGGCTTCGTTGAGGATGGACCAGCAGAGAACGGCGCGCTGTTCTGTCACCACTGCGGCGGACGCCTGGTCCTCATCAAGAGCGATGACCAGGAAGATGACGGTGAGCCGTGCCCGGACTGCATGGAAAACGCGCCAGCGCCTGGATGTGAAGCATGAGAAAAGCACTGACCGCTATCGCACTCATCGCGCTGCTTGGCCTGGCCACTGTTGCCGCCGGCGCCGCGCTCCAACCATTCAAGACCCTGTTCATCTGGGAGGTATGCCAGTGATGAGAGGCTCCGACATTCCACCACCACCAGGGTATCGCCCTACCCCGCTCGCTACCCTTGGCCAACAGTTGGTCCGCCTGGGCCAGGCGATGCAGAACCCCAACACCAAGCTCGGCGAGTTGACCGAACTGGTCCAGGCCTGCGGCGTCGACCTGCGGATCTGCGACACGAACAAGGAGAGTCGGGCATGAAGGGCGCAACGATGCATCGGCTGATCGACCTCGGCGTCGACAGCAGCCGTAACCTGCGCGTCCGTATAGCAGCCCTCCGGATGTTCGTCCGTGCGGTGTGCGCCGATCGCGACACCAGCTTCACCGAGTATCGCCAGATGCGTCGGCGGCTCCTCAAGGGCATGCCGTTCACCGAGCGGGCGCTTGAGCGCGAGCGAGCGGCATATCTGGATCGCACCAGAGCTGCGAGACAAGCCATGGAAGAGAGCGGTGCCTGGCTTATCGGAAACTCAGCCATGATCGAGCAGGCCCTGTCGTTCGACGACCTGTGCGATCTCCTGGGGGTGAATCATGCCCACCGTGCCGAGGCTGCGGAGGTCTGCGCGGGCGAGGCCGGAATCGTTGGCGGCCTGCTCTGGATTGGCGGGGAGTTCGAGGACAGCGCAGACCACAAGAGCGGCCGCTCCAACCGAGGGAACACGGGGCCCCTTACCGCAGCGGTCCAGAACCTGTTCCAGAGGTTCCTGCTTGAGAATCCGTCGGCCATCCCTGACCCGCTCGCCCCGGGTGGCCCTTTCTACGGCGCCCCGCGGCAGGAGATGGCGCCAGATGGAACGGTGCAGATTCGACGGCCGGCACTCACCGTCCACAGCAAGGATGGATCGATCCGCATGGTTGAGCGAAAGCCGGAGGTGATTGGTGAGTAGGCAGATGACCGCGCGCCGGCTGACCCGGGCCGAAATGAACCACCTGCGCCGCCTGATAGGTTGGGTTCGCTGCGAGGTGGGGGCAGAGCCCGAGGAAATCGTCACCGCCACCAAAAAGGCGCTCGACCACTTCCAAGGCGTGTCGGAAGACGGTAAGCGGAGGTTGCTCGAGCACTACCAGAAATCAGCAGCCATACCGAAGTACATCCGATCTGCGATCAAGGCCCTGGAGAAGGTGTGCCTGGAAGATCCGACCGAGGTGGTTGATGGTGAGTTGGTTGCCCGCGGGCGCCACGAAGTGCCGCTACGCCTGGCCGTAGCGCGCAACGAAGAGGAGATAGGGAATGGGAAGCTCGACTAGCCCCGTATCCGAGTTCCTGTCCGAAGAGGAAGTCGCCGAGCTGACTGGGCGCGAGTACCCGAGCAAGCAGATCGAGTGGCTGAATAGGTACGGCTGGAAGTACGCCGTGACCGCGGCGAACCGCCCGATAGTTGGGCGCGTATATGCCCGCCTAAAGCTGGCCGGCGTGAAGCCGACGATGGAAGCAACCGAGAAGTGGAGCCTGGACCTGTCCAGGGTTAGATGATGAGACCGCGGAGCAACAAGAACCGGGGCCTGCCGCCTCGCATGATCAAGCGTACCCGGACGATGAAGTCAGGAAAGGTCTGGGTCGGCTACTACTACGACGGGCGGGATGCTGAGGGGAGGCGCAGGGAGATCCCGCTGGGCACGGACTTGGATGAGGCTCGGGAGAAGTGGGCGAAGCTGGAGAGAAAGGCCGTGCCGCCAACCACTCGGACCGTCGGCGACCTGTTGCGTAGGTTCGAGCGGGACGTGGTTCCGACGAAAGCGCCGAAGACCCAGAAAGAGTATTCGAAGATGATCCGCCAACTGCTGGGCGCCTTTGACGAAGCCCCGGTAGAGGACATTACGCCGAGCACCATCGCTCAGTACCGAGACGCCAGGACGGCCAAGGTTCGAGCGAATAGGGAGATCACCCTGCTTTCCTTCGCCTACAACATGGCCAGGGAGTGGGGCATCACCAGCATGGAAAACCCCTGTCGCGGGGTGAAGAAGAACAAGGAGCAGCCGCGCGATGTGTACGTCACGGACGAGGTGTGGAAGGCGCTCTACGAGAAAGCGCCGGACGATCTGCGGGTGACGATGGACCTCGCGTACTTGACAGGCCAGCGTCCGGCTGACGTGAGGAAACTGCGCAAGAGCGACGTTTCCGGGGACTACCTGCTGGTGGGGCAGAACAAGACGTCGCGCAAGCTCCGGATACGGCTTCGCCGCGCCGACGGGCAGATGACGCAGCTCGGCCGCCTGATCGAGTCGATCACCTCCGACTCTCCGGCGCTGGTCACCAACGAGAAGGGCCAGCCGATGACAGAGAAGATGCTTCGCACCAGGTTCGATACCGCGCGCAAGTCCGCAGCCGAGGAAGCGATCAAGGCGGGTGACCAAGATCTGGCCAGGGAGATCATGCAGTTCCAGTTCCGGGACATTCGCCCCAAGGCGGCCTCCGATATCGAGAGCCTGGCCGACGCCTCAGACCTGCTCGGACACACGACTCAAGAGATCACGAAACGCGTCTACCGTCGGATCGGGAAGGCCGTGAACCCCGTTAGATAGGCATGAATTGCGGAAACGACGCCAAAATCTGCGGAAGCGATCAGCCTTAAGCTACTGATGCACATAGAAAATCAAACACAAGGCAGAAGATCACCGGACCGCCGCCTCGGGCGGTTCGGGAATGCAGCGACGCATCTACCGCCTCAATGAGGGAGCAGATAGGCGTAATAGCGCTTGAAGGTCAGGGCTGCACGATTCATGCGCGGAACTCTACGCGCCTGTGCCGGGCTGTCAAGACTGGAAAGCGCCTCGACACGAACCGAAGCACTTCCCCGCAACAGAAGCGCAGCCTGGGAAAGTTAGCCCGCCAGTTATCCGCACAAATTTATGACGCCGGTTTCTCTACTTTGAAAAACAACGCAAGACCGGACATGGACTTCAATAACTCGACCGGAAGAAACCTATCAGCAAGGCAGTTGAATTTTTTCCGAAAGCAATAATTCGATACTTTTCTGGATTGGCGCATCATCTCGTAAAAATAGCGAACCGCTTCCCAGTACCCACGAATATCAATGGATCAGCAATATCCAGATGCTTATCGCGGCATTCGAAAAAACATCGACCAATTCCACTGACAGAATATCGGCGTCATTTGCCTAGCATGGATATTCCAAGTTCACCCTATCAACTTCCCAGATTGACACTCTCGCCGGCAGATCAGTAATTTTCAGCGACCAGCCGGCAAAGTACTTTTCCAGAGCGGCTGGCAACCGATAGTCACTCTATCTTCGCAAACCGATGTTTATGCGAGAGGGCCGGCTATCGCTCAAAACTTGATTGATGAAGGAATAGCGCCATGCAACTCGCCACACTTCAGGAACTGAGCTTCGATGAAATCGACCAGGTATCGGGCGCCGGACTCTTCAGCTTCGTCGGCGATGCCATCGTCGATGTGGTCAAGGTGTCCAACGACCTGCTCAACACGTCGGTCATCTCTTCGGTCGGCAAGGTGTTCAACGCCGTCGGCCTGACCCCCATCCATCAACTGGCCGACACCCTCGGCTACGGCGTGTTCAAGGGCGTCGCCGCGGTCGGCGGCCTGCTCGGCGGCGACACCAGCCGCATCGATTACCACTACGACACCGAGTGGACCTGATCCCAGGACCTCGGCCCGCTCCCATCGCGGAGCGGGCCTCCACCGTCGCCGGAGACCCGGACGCCCCCGGCGGCGACCTAGGACCCGGCAACCGGGAAGGGGCGACCAGCGCCCCGATCAGGAGAACCGCCATGCACGACCCCATCCAGCAAGCCGACGCCTTCGTCGGCGATCCCGACCAGGAATCCGGCGGCCTGTCGCGCCGCAGCTTCCTCGGCAAGAGTGCCACGCTCGGCGCGGTCGGCCTGGTGGCCGGCTGGACCCCGGCCTTCGTCATCCAGCCCGCCGAAGCCGCCGCCAGCAGTTGTCCGGCGCCGGCAGGCTTTCCGGCCGGCCTCGAACTTTATCGGCGGGCGTTCCGCAACTGGTCGGGGGAAATCGCCGCCGACGACCTCTGGAGCTGCGCCCCGCGCACCAACGAAGAGGTTCTCGCGGTGGTCAACTGGGCCTGGCAGAACGGCTTCAAGGTGCGCCCGCGCGGCATGGGTCACAACTGGTCCCCGCTGCTGCTGAAAGGCGGCGAGAACTGCGAGAGCCGCATCGTGCTGGTGGAAACCAGCCGTTACCTGACCCGCGTACGGATCGACGCCCAGGGCGAGTTCGGCCTGTTCAGCGCGCAGACCGGCGTCACCATGGAAGCCCTGCTGAAACAACTGGAGCGGGTCAAGCTCGGCTTCGTCGCCACGCCGGCGCCGGGTGACCTGACCCTCGGCGGGGTGCTCGCCATCGACGGCCACGGCACCGGCATCCCGGCGCAGGGCGAAAGCCGCCTGCCGGGGCAGAGCTACGGCTCCCTGAGCAACAGCATCGTGGCGCTGACCGCGGTGGTCTGGGACGGCGCCGCCGGACAATACGTGCTGAAGACCTTCCGCCGCGACGATCCGGCCTGCGCGCCGTTCCTCGTCCACCTCGGACGCGCCTTCATCGTCGAGGCGACCCTCCAGGCCGGGGTCAACAAGCGCATGCGCTGCCAGAGCTACGTGAACATCCCGGCGAGCGAGATGTTCGCCGCGGCCGGCAGCGGCGGAAGGACCTTCGACAGCTTCCTGCAGAAAAGCGGACGCGCCGAGGCCATCTGGTTCCCCTTCACCGACAAGCCCTGGCTGAAGGTCTGGACGCCGACCCCGCGCTGCCCGTTCGGCGCCCGCGCGGTCAACGGCCCGTTCAACTACCCCTTCTCCGACAACATTCCCAAGGCGCTGTCCGACCTGCTGGCGGCGATCAACACCGGCCACCCGGAACTCACCCCGCTGCTCGGCAAGCTGCAGTACGACCTGGTAGTGGGCGGCATGGCGCTGACCCTGGGCTACGACCTGTGGGGCTGGAGCAAGGACCTGCTGCTGTACATCAAGCCCAGCACGCTGCGCGTCACCGCCAACGGCTACGCGGTGCTGACCCGGCGTCGCGACGTGCAGCGGGTGATCAACGAGTTCTACCTGCAGTACCAGACGATGGTCGCCGCCTACCGCGCCAACGGCCACTACCCCATGAACGGCCCGGTGGAGATTCGCGTCAGCGGGCTCGACCAGCCCGGCGAGTCGATCGTTCCCGGCGCCCAGGTGCCCAGCCTGTCGGCGATCCGTCCGCGCCCCGACCAACCGGAGTGGGACACGGCGATCTGGCTGGACATCCTCAGCCTGCCCGGTACCCCGCAGGCCAATGCCTTCTACCACGAGTTCGAGGCCTGGCTGTTCGACCACTTCAGCGGCGACTACGCCTCGCTGCGGGTGGAGTGGAGCAAGGGCTGGGGCTACAGCCCCACCGCCGCCTGGGCCGAGCCGACGGTGGTCGACCAGTTGGTGGCGCAGTCGCTACGCCAGGGCCTGGTCGCAGACAACGATTGGGACGCCGCGGCGCGCCAGTTGAACGAAGCCGATCCGCATCGGCTGTTCAGCTCGCCGCTGCTCGACCGGCTGATGCCATGAAATGCCGCTATGCGAGGCCGTACTGACTCGGACGAAGAGCGGTTCGCCGGAGCCGATATGAATGAGCCCTCGATACGGCGTTGACTTGTTCAACAGGTTTTATCGAAGTGTCGCACGAACCGGCTTTAATCATTCGCAAAGTTTACCCGGAGTGGCAAACCTGCATCCGCCGAATATTGAAACTCATTGTCGAACGAATTACCGAGCCCATGAAAAACCACTAATCCTGGCAGTTCACCCCACTCTTTCGGATTAGTACCATCGAATGGCTTTCCAGACTCACGGGAAGCCTAAAGGAGATATATGAAATGAAAGAACTCAATGACATTGAAGTCACCTGCGTTTCGGGTGGAACTCTTTCCGGCATGATCGTAGGCGCCGTCGACGGCGCCGCCACGGGTATGGCAATCGGCGGGAAATGGGGCGGTGCCGGCGGCTTCGGCTTCGGCGCACTTTCCCAGTTGGTCGGCCTGGTCGTGCCAACCGCGATGGGCGCTATTGCCGGGGGCACGGTCGGTCTCTTCACCAATGCGGAAACGGCTGTCTGTTACTTGGGCCAATACCGGGAGAACTTCGGTCCCGGTGATGTAGGCCGCACCACCATCTAA